CAAGTATTCCCCTGCTGGGAAATACTTTTCCAGACGATCAGTCCAGATGCGCTGAGTGTACTTCTTGTTTCCAAGAAGTCCATCTGCAGTAGCACCTGGACCGTGCTTAGGAACGACTTCTCCATCATAGATCTTACGATCCATGTAGGAGAATGTGTCCCTAAACAACAGCATCGCAACGCGCTGAAAATCCTCAAGTAAACGAGGACTCCAGCTGTTTTGAATGCTGGCCATTTCCTTCTCACATTGGACATATCCGGACATCGCATTGGCCGTCCTTGCATCGCTGCAGGGAAGATCAATCTTTGCAAACATCAGCGTTAGCTGACGGATGCATTGAATTGCGTACGTATCCGGAGTGTCCAACAGGACACCACTAGAGGTGTCAAACACATGACCGAGGAAACCTGACAAAAATGTCGGGAGACCTCCTGTCCTGCCACAAAAGCAGAACAGACTGCGGTCAACTTGCCCTTGGTCGAGGCTTAGTTCAAAGCCTTTTCCGTAGGCAGGTAGGGTTATCGTGAGAAACGATAACCCCTCATGTTTGACACGCGCTTGGACAGTTTTACTGTCCATGGCGGCGCTAGTGTGCAACTCACTCGCCATCTCATCGGCGAGTTTTAACCAGAGCGATATTAGGCTTTTCAAAGCCCCTCCTTAAATAGAGGTGAACTTTCCTTAGCCTAATAACAGCTGAGCCAGTTCGGTTTAGCTCTAGCGGATGACCTGATCCTTTATAAAATAAAGGAATAGGGCCACCCACCAGAGCGTGCCGAACAGACCGAGGGAGATAGCAATGACAAGCGCGATCATGCCCATATAATCATATGAGGCACGACGACGCTTGTATGGCTTGACCCGGCGTGAGAAACGCTGGGACATGTCACTGGAGTCGGGCGGAGATTTTAAGCTCCTACCCACCCCATCGAGGCTATCTCGTCCGAGATATGTCCGTTTACCCTTAGGACGTCGTCCTAAAGGTGAATGCACATGTGGAGGGTCACCGTTAGAAAACGGGGGCCCCCCTCTCTCAGGACTCACCACCAAGCAATTTGGTGATGACCAAGTCCGAAGATGCAGCCAACTGGGTTTTAAATCCAGTATAGACTGCCAACGCCTCGGCATTCGTATAACCAGCAGGCGGAAGATCGAAGACGGTATAAACACTCATACCGACCTTGACATTCTGCGTACTGATAAACGGATCCGTGGTGATCTTCGAATGGTCGACCCTAACGACCCGTCTGGTGCGACGCCCGTAGGCGTTTGCAAGAGACAGGTCGATTAGACCATCAGCACTCAGGTATTTCGACGAGCCTACACTCGTATCAACACGAGGTAGGGGCGTAGTCACACCTGAGATGGTGATGGTTTGTGGATCGGCGAGTGCCATTAGGCACGCTCTCTTTCTGGGCCTTCTCTAGGCCCGTCTTGGCGGACAGTTAACACACTGTCCTAACGGCTTCGGGACAATCCCAAAGCCGCCAGGATGGAGAGTTGGAATGAGTCTAACCCACTCCATTGCACTCCGAAACCAAAGGGATTAGCCTGGCGTCGTTTCTTAACCTCTGTAACGAGGGTAATAGACGGCACCCCCCGTTGGGAATTCCAGAATTTGGACCCCTTCAGGGAATAGGTATGCTTATTAATGGAATGTTCCATTACATACCCATACGGCATAATCAGACCATAACGATTGGCGTCCGAAATATTGGAAAGAACGTCTCCAGTATTCGAAAACCAATCAACGGCCCAGCTCCAAGGAGCTAGATTCCAGACGTTCTCTGGCGTAAGGGCTAAGCCGAATGACAATTCGGCCTCAGCACGTAACTTAGTAATGAACGATGATCCTTTAAGGTCATCGGGCATATAATAAGTAAACGCGCCTGAGAACCACTTACGACGCTCGGTCTCCACCGTGCGTATTCTAGTTCCAGATGTCTCCAAGAAATCCGACACAGGTCCGAACCCGGGTACATACCCGGAGTCGAACGTAAGTGTCGTGTCGCTTGAAGACGTTTCTGTTGGGAATTGATAACGTCTACGGACAAGCCTACCACTGTCACGCTGAAACTGCGCAAGCGCAGAATCAGTCGCGCCAATGGCCTGAACGATATTTTGTATATCGTTCTGGATTGGCTTCCAACCGAAAGCAGCATTGAGATAATCATCTCCTGCGGCACGTGCCGCAGTTGTTGCTCTCAGCCAGTCCCTAGATGCCTGTACACGAGGTAAACCCTCATGTAACAGTTCACCTAGGAACACGGTGACGTTAGCGATTGAGTTAGTGGGCTTGCAGCGGGCTACGGCAGTTGCTCCAATGACATTCAGTTCATCGTCAGATGAACTGATGTCAGAGGGCCAACTGATCGCACCCCCTCCAAGTGGGGAAGTGCAAACGCCACCTTCATACATAGGTGTATAAAGGTTGGCATCGTTATGTTTGCCCTTCAGTCGCTGTTTCGGGATTTTAGTCTCGACATACGACTTGGTGGTTGTAAAATCACCACCCACAGCTCCATGAAATCCACCTTTTTTAGGTGGCCATGGGTTGCCCCTTGACACAGTAGTCTGTGTCCCAGTGTACTGGGTACCTTCGTCGAATGGTGAGATATTAGTTTTCTTACCATCCGAGTCACGAAGTCGATAGAGCGTGCCGAAGATTTTCTTCGGTGCGTACTTTCGTCTCCGAGTTGTGTATCCAATAGCACTGGCCAACAGAACTCCTCTGGTTATGCAGGGTTAAACCTGCGGTGTGTGCACTGCGTGCGGGCCCCTTTCGG